GCAAGCCCCGCCGTTTCAATCGACCCGCTACCAGTGAGCGCCGCAATAGCCGAAACAATCAACTGCAATGGCGCGGTGACAATCTGGCCAGTGCCAGAAAGGTCCGCCGTGTTATTTATCCCCATTGCGCCATTGCCAGCAATCGCCGCGCTGCCCAAAATGTTTGACCGCGATGCCATACCCCCGGCCTTTTGCGCCGGTATCCATGCCACCGGATGCCTTGCCCCGTCCGGCGTTGCGGTCTTTTCATCAAACGCCTGATAGCGATTGAACAAGCTACCCGATAGCTGCTCGAACCGATGCCCGCCCGCTACCGTTGTAACACCCGAAAACATTCGATTAGGGCCGGACGCCGTGCGCGTTCCGTTCGCCCGAATAAGCATCAATTCCAGCCGTAATCTGCGAAAACATTAACCGGGCTAGTCGTGGTCGTTGCGCCCGTTTGGAATAATAGAAACCGCAAGCAAGCCCCGTCCTTAATCTGGGGAAGGCTTGGGAGCATATTGACAAAATCGCGTTCGGTTAAAATGCCGCTTGCTGGGATCGGCAACTGCCAAAGGGGTTTGACCAAATGCAAAACCAACTGCCCGGTTCCGGTGTAAGCCGTGCCGCCCGTAAGCGTGAAATTCTGTAAATCGCTTATCCCGCTATCGCCCACCGCTAAAGGTAGAAACGGAGCGTAGCGCGTTGCCGCGTTGCCGCTATGGGGCATCATGCCCGCAACCGGCGTTGCTGCGAAACCGACTGTTGCCGGTGCGACCTTGCCAGCCGTCCCCGCTTGATTGGTATAGGTGAAAACCGTCAAGTTAGGCCCGCCCGCCGTGGGTGCGACCTCAGTCGAGAAATACGCCCTTAGCCCCGCCCCGTTTGCATAGCGGTCAACCTTTGCCCCCGTCGCCGCAATCGGTGTCATTGTGATGGTGCGCGATGTCGTTCCGGTTACGTCCGTTCCCGTTATCGGCACATATCCAACCTGATCTACGCACAACAAAACCCATGGCGCGCCCGCCGCTGCAAAGACACTCGCACTGGCGTTCAAGAAATGTTTGGTCGCAGTCGATACGTCGCCGCCGTGAATTACCGCCCCTTCTGCCCAAGTGTCATCTGTCGGCACAAATGTTAGCGACGTGCCTGCATAGGTATTTGCCGGAACCGTGCCTGTGAACGGGCCAAGGTCCGTCCATGTGCCTGCTACGCCCGCAACACCCGTGGTCTTGTTATAGTCGATACGCCCCGACTGACCATCGACCGTGATGCTGGCAATCAAGTCATCTTGTGATGCAAAACCCATGCTAATTCCAAACCGTTTCTAACGTGCCTACCAGCACAGATGATGCCAATGACCCGTTTGCCGCTTGGCCAATTATCCCGATGAACGCGCCATCTTTTATCTCAACAATGCCCGCCCGCGTCCGCATAGCCTCTTGCTCCGCCGCGTCGCCAAAACTATCGGCGCTAGTCTGCCTGCATTCTTCGCGCAAATACATCGATTGCAACGGCTTGACCAACACCACCGCGCAAAGCCCGCCATTCGCAACACTGAAATTCACACTATCAACCCGCTTGACCCCGTTCGCGCCCGCCGGTTTAGGGACGAACGCCTGAACGCCCGCCGCAGCGCCGACCGCTTGCACCAAAGCGCCCGCCGGTTGTGCCGCCGCACAGAACAAACTTTCTGTCACAAACTGAACGTCATTGCTATCGGTGAACGTAATCGTAAAGAGACCGCCGCCAACTGTAGGCGACTGCGCTACCACCATCATTTCAAGACCAACGCCGCTTTCATATCTCGGCAAAGATACCGTCTGCGTCATGGCCTGATCTTCGCCCGCGGCGTCCATATCGACAAACGGGTAAAACAAAACATAATCCATCATCACAAGCGCCTGATTGGCATTCGTGACGCTGGCCGTAGACGCCGCCGCCGTCATTACCGTCCAGCGGTGCAGAAACAATTTGTCGGTCACGCGAGGGCAGATAATGCCCTTTTCATATTCCAGAACCGCCGCTTCCAATGGGCTTGATGCGTAATAATTCGGTATCGGATTGCCGCCCGCATAGCTGTAATCGTACCACTGCCCTGCCACCGTTGCCGATGCCGATAGCGCCTTTCGGTAACTGCTAATCCAATTTTTATCATTTGCCGCCGCCGAGAATGCAGCGACATTGGCAAAACTCATTTCAGCACCGCCGCGCCTTTTGCCGCCGCTTGAATGCTGGCAATGACCGGCGCGTCCTTATGTTCGCAAGTGCGCTGCAAAACTTCGCCGTTCTGAATTACGCGCTGCCCACACGTTTTACAGGTAAGCATCAATCCTCCGCGACGGTCAAAGCACCCGCCGCAAACTGTGGCTGGATACCGTTGGAAACCGAAAGCGAACTGGTCAAAGCGCCGCTGTACAATATCTGACCCGCGCCCGATACGACCGTCCCGATTGAAACATGGGTAATCGTATTTGTGCCGCCGGTGCATTGCGGAAATTGAGCAAGGTTCGTATTGCTAAACGTCGAGCCGCCGTCCGTCCAATCGCCAGTTGCAATGGCAATCCGGGCATAACTGGTAAACGTCGCTTCGCTTGTCGTTTGCGTCCCTGCCTCACCGGGATCAGCGGTGTGAAGGGCAAGATACCGATTGGCATTTGCGCGCCATGCCGGATCAACCCCGGTTAGGACCGCCTTTAGGACGTCATTTTCTGTGGTGTTGCTCTTGCTCATGCCTCAATTTCCTCAATGGACGTAATCAACCCTGTCGCCTTATCGCGCACCGGAACGCGCTTTAGCGCGTGACGCTTCGATACCTTTTCACCCAAATCCGCTATTGCACTAGACTGCGCCTGCAATTGGCTATCAATGCGCTCGCCTAGCGCCGCAACTGCCCGTTCTGCCCCGTCATCTGCCACCGGCTCTTGAATTGGGCTATCGATCGGCACCGTCGCGCCTTGAATGAATAATTTGTCCGCATTGCCGCCCTTCGATGGCCGGTTATCAAGCGCCCGCGCTTCGTCCGGCGTTAAAAGAGAATTTTGGATCGCGCTGGCCATGCCCGCCATGCGTGTCGCAAAATCACCGCGAAGCAATCCGTCGAGGTTATGTTCAACAAACCGCCCGCCGTTCTTTTGGCCGAATAGCTTTAGGTTGAACTCCTGCTCCAGCGCCTCCGCCCATTGGCTCACAAGGTGCTTAACCAAGTGAAGATCCTGCTGCTCCGTATTGCTAAACGTGCCGTGCGTCAGGTCTTGCAAAAAGACCGGCGGCAAATTGTAGATGCGCGCGATTTCCTCAATTTGAAACCGCCGCGCTTCGGTCATCTGGCCTTTTTCAGGATCGAAACCTACCGGCGTCAATTTGTGTCCCGGCGGCATTGGAAAGATAGGCTTGTCTTGCAACTTGGCCCCGTCAATCGCCCGCGTGATGTCTGCCATCGCCCGCTTGAACGCTTCCGGCCCCTGTGGCAGCGGACCTTCTAGCGCCAGTGGTGGAACGCCGCCGCCCGCAAAAAACTTTGCGCCGTAGTCATTCATCGCCAATGCAAGCTGGATTGCCTTCTGCCCCTTCACAATCGGCCCGTAATGGTCAACCCCGTTGGCTTTCAACATAAACGGAACGTCGATTATGTCCGCGCTTGGGTACTGTTTTCCCCCTATTTCGTAAACGGTTTGCCCCATAGCCGACCGTTTGATGCGCGCTTTGACCGGATCAACCGGCCAAAGTGCCGTGACGTTAGACCCGCTGCGTTCAATCCATAAAAGACCGCGCCCGCCGGTAAAGACTTGCTGCCAAAAATGTTGCCGTAGCTTAAAACTTGTCCATTCGGGGTTGGGCGCTTCGTGCATCAGCACTTGAAGCCCGCCCGTAATCTTTTCGCTTCCGTCCTTTGTTTTCCGATAGCTATGCAATGGCAGCGCCGCCAAGGTGCGCGGCAAGAACGTGACCGCCGCCCATACCGCCGGAACGGTTAGCGCAGTTTCGATGGTGACGCTTGGCAAAGCAATATCGCCCAGCCCGTACACCTGCAAAACATTAGCGCCCGGTCGTTCAATGCCGGGAATTTCTGTTATCATTCGCCTGCTACGCTTGTTTGCAAACAGCGGATCGTCCGGCCCCATTATGCCGCCTCAAGCCTAAAGTCGGGATCGTCCCAAGGGGAATAAATTGGCGCGGCCCCCGCAAAACTCAGTGCAGCGCCAACCGCCATGCAAAGCGCAACCGCGCAGTCAATTTTGTTCACCGCGCGCTCCTTTGCCAACCAGTAATTGCCCCATCGGTCTTCGTCCGTAACCGCGCTCATCATTGCCGAAATCAGAACCGGATTGCGCTTTAACCGCAACCTACCTTCCATCAACAACTCTTCGACCTGCCGAACCGACATCGGCATCCATAGCCCTTCCGGTTCACGCCCTGCGGCGATTGCGGCTTGCTTCATGGCCTCAGTGGGCTTGCCCTTTTTCGTGCCGCCTTGCGGATGTTCGACGCATTCAATCGTAAGTCCGATATCCTGCATTTCAGGCTCCAGCATCCGGCTGAACGCATAGCGGTCATAGGCCAAACACTGGACGTCATAATCGTGGTTTGCCTCCGCCAATGCTTGTGCAACATGGCGATAGTTAATGCTTTTGCCCTTTGGCGCGTTCAGATGGCCAGCCTTGACCCATTCGGGATAGGGCTGTTTGTCAACTAAGGCGCGGGCTGTGATAGTGTCGCCCGGAGTCCATGCTTCAATCCACGCATCAAACACCGGCTTCCCGGCGTGTTCGCCATCCGCAACCGTCCCTGACTGGACACAAAAACCCAGCGCGGTAATGTCTTTGACTTGGCTAAGGTCCGCCCCTAGCCACACCTGCTTGCCCACGTGTTCATCCAGCGGCTCAAAATCGACAAGCGCCGGTTCTAATGTCGCCCTCGTCATCCATGCCGTCGCGGCATCGGTCCATTGGCAGAAATGCAACCGCAGGATCGTGTTTAATTTGCCGGGAATATCCTTACCCTGTTTTACAACTCCAGCTAGATATTCGTTCGTTATTGTCACCCCAAGCAAGGGGTTTGCCTTTATCCAACACGCAGGATTGGTTAGTGGGTCATCATCCTTATCGAGTGCGCAGACATAGGCGAACGTGGTGTCGTCAATGACCTCGCCAAGATAGGCCGCATCGTCATCCTTGGCGTCGCGATTCCCCGCGGCAACCTTGACCGCGTGTTCATGTTCTTCCCAACAAACCGAGTTACGATCCGAACCGCTGTTCGTAATCATAAACAGGAGCGGTTGCCGCCGGAACTTGAATCCGCGTTCCAGCATTTCCATGACGCCCCGGTCGGGATGCTCATGGACCTCATCGCATAGCGCGAAGTGCGGACGCGGCCCTGAACCTGTTTTCTTTGCCTCCCGACTGATAGGGCGGAAAAATGAACCGTTGCGAAGATAGGCTAGGTTGTATTCCCGACCTTCGCCACCGCTGGTTTTCAAGCGGTTTCGCAAGTCCGGCGAACTGTTGCGCATCTTGACCGCATCCCGAAACAAGATGCCAGCCTGATCCTTAGTTGCCCCCGCCGCGTAAATCTCTGCCCCCGGCTCATTGTCGGCGGTCATTCCGTAGATACCTATTCCGCCAGCTAGTGGGCTTTTGCCATTGCCCTTGCCCTGCTCGACATAGGCCCGGCGGAAGCGGCGGACCCAACCATAATCTTTGCTGTTGTGCTGCCATCCAAATATCGAACCGATAATAAAATCTTGTGACGGTTGCGACCGAAACGGATTGCCCTCGAACTGCCCTTCGCTCAGTCGATACTTTGTCTCAAAAAACCGGATTGCCCTTGCCGCTAATGCCGGATCGTATTTCAGCCCGCGCTCGCTGCCGTTTTCTAAATCGTCAAGATGGCGGCGACAAGCATTGCGGACGTGCGGCCCTGCAACAATCTCCCCATCGATAACCGCCCGCGCATAATTGGTTGCGCGGTCAGTCGTCAAAAAACTCATCCTTGGCCTGTTTGTCAGATGCCATTCGATTGCGCTCGTCGGTCAATCCAAGTTCCGACATATAAGCGCGAAGCTGGCCATGCTTTGAAGCTGCAAAACCAGTCGGGCTAAACCGGAACTCCGCCCACAATTCACAAAACGCTATCGCCGCCGCTTCCCTCGCACCGTCAAGCCAGAATGCCGGAGCGATGTAACGCTTCCAGCACTTCGCCTGCTCGCCCTTCATACCGACCGGCATAGTGGGCTTTCCGAAACTTTCATCAATCCCCGTGGCCTTGATTTTTGCAAGGGCTTCGCGGCCATGACGAGTGATATTGGTCGTTCCATCAACCAATCGCAATTTGGCCGGTTTAGGCTTTGCGCCTCTCGTTGCCATTGCCCTACTCCTGAAATTAATCTGCAAATGCGAAAATTGTTG